GCCGAGGTGGTGAGGCAGTCCATACACTATCTGTTACAGATCGAATGGTAGCGGTTGTCCCCGTATGCACATTCTCTAAATAGTTTAACACGGATTCCTGATCGCTGAGCTCATCTTCCATAGTACCCCCCAGATCCTTTCCTAGGACAATGCTAAGATTCCACGCCGACGTTGATACATGCCCCTTAATAGCGCGCTCTTTGTCATGGACAAGTCGTAGCGCTGGTGTCTGACAACGGCCAGCAGAGAGTCCCCTTGCCACGTACTTCCACAGCAAGGGAGAAATCGTGAATCCTATCATCATGTCCAGCACTGAACGGGCCTGCTGAGCATATACCTTGTTCATGTCGATACGCCTAGGATTTGCAATGGCTGTTTTCACAGCTGTTTCTGTGATCTCGTGAAAGACTGAGCGAGGGAAGGAGGTGGGATCCTTCTTTAACAAACATGCAACAGAGTATGCAATTGCCTCGCCCTCTCGGTCGTCATCGGCGCAGAGATAGACGATAGATGCTTTGGCAGCAGCATCAACGATAGCATTCATCGACTTTGCCTTGTCCTTTATGAAGGTGTATCGCAAGGAGAAATCCGACTCGAGTCCGAGTGCATCTAGATCCTCATCTAGCTTCCGAATATGTCCCATGGTAGCTAGGACACGAAAGTCGGGTCCTAGAAATCCAGCAATCTTCTTACATTTTGCGGGGGATTCCACAACAACAAGCTTCATAGCTATTCTATGAGGCTATTCTATATCAACTTTAACAAAGGTCTAAGGAATTTCCGCGCTTCCCTCTAGATGAGAAGAGTTCAGTTAGGTGCACCTATTACAGACTTCGGACAGCGAAAACCGATTAGTTTTGATGCACTCTTCTCATCTGACTCAGAATCCGATTCTGATTCTGCTCCTGCTCCTGCACCTACTAGCTCCTCGTTGCCTGAAGTTACGAGTTCCGCTCCTGCTAAACCGAAATCCAACCGTGTATTTAACATTACTCCTGTGAATATCTCTGATGTAAAAGCAATCTTTAAAAATACAACAGAGCGCCCCACCAGTCCTAACTGCCTACCCTACGACAAGACAGATGATCCGATTAGTACCTGGACCCAAAAGGTTACAGAATCGTTTGAACGTGCCTCCGAAAAGAAGGTTGACGGATTTCCCACACTTACTCCTGATTTTAAAGAAAGTCTTGGACGTCTCAGCTTCTTTCGTAGAGGATAGGGGTACTTAATAACCAAACAGTAGGCCCGCCCGTCCTCCATATACACGCAGAAGTCCATACGTCTCCGCCCAGCAATAGATAGTATACGAGGGCACATCTGTTACTCGTAGACTTCCGCGGAACGGTTTGAAGGTCATATTTAGCTCTACACGCTGTATTTTATCAAGATTCGCATGACCCATTGCATTTGTAATGCCGAATTGTTCATGCTGTGTACCGAATGGTATATGATACAAGTATTTATTGTGCCACGGAGTTTTTCTCTGCTCCATTCCCGGTAAAATGCTACGAAAAAGAGCAGGCATATCTGTCGCATATCTCACGAGAAATCCTTCGTATACAAGACTTAGGGACGAAATGGGCTCTGAGTCGAGAGTGCTATATGCGGGGATGAGCCGTGCAAAGGACTTCGTGCTGAGACCTTGGGCATCGGGCCACCATATGCCTGGGGAACCAGAAGGATCTGCCGTTAAATCCCGTGTAGCTAGAAATGGAGCATTATATGTATCGGCCTCGGGGCGATGCACCATAAAATACAATTCTCGTGCAAGATTGGGGATGCGCATAGGAATTTTTGCTGAGGTGGCACCTGTCGACTGAAAAGGAGTTACCGCATAATGTTGTACTATGGGATATGTGATATTCGCCAGGCGAATACGGTTTGCCTCGGGTTTGTCTAAGTATACATATTCCAGTAATATATATGAGTCTATTATATCATAGGATCCTGCTGTTTGTACGCTACTTTGTAGAACAGATGTCCCATTCCTATATGTAAAGGTTGTATTCGTTAGCGGGGGATATGCAGATGTAGCACTATTCACAAGCGTATCTGATACATAGAGCGACGCGAGAGGTGAATAGGTTACATTGATTTGCACGGAGTCGAGGCTAATAGCATCAATCGGAAGGGCTGCCGACGGGTCCCCGCGCATAAACCAGAAAGGAAGGGGTGTAATGACTTCCTGATTTGGCACTGAATATCCATTTGACTTTGCCGTAAAGCCAGAATCATGTCGACCGATCATGCGATTTACAGTCGTTACCTTTTCCAGGGGCGTGTGATACTCATCCATTACCTCTAACAGTCTACCATCCATAGTATCAATCGGCTCTCCAGCGATTGTTACCTGTGTTTGCTGTATAAGTGCGTGGCCGATAGAATTTGTCCAGCCGAAACTGGGGCTCACCGTGTATCCTGCCGGTGCTTGAGCGGTTGCTGTAGCCTGTACCGTACTTATATCGGGCATGACCGTAACAAGAAATGCTCTCGTTATCAGATGCCCTCGACGTGGGAGGGTTGCTCGCGCAGTCGTGCCGAAGGATGCTCTGCCATCGAAATTTAGACGAAACCACTCTGTTGTAAAGCGCCCTGCCCTACGAAATACTTTCTGAAAGGTGTCTATTTTGGGGATCGCCTTGGGTGGAAGAAGGCGGTCTTCTTGGAGGCCTGCGTATACGAGGTTTAGTAGACTCGCGGAAGCCATCTCTGTAAAGGGTCAATGAAAGTTCTAAGTGTACTACCGCCAAGCAGGAATACAGGTTCGCTATATTTATATACTATACTAGTATGGGCAAGCGTGGTTTATTTATATTTATGGGTGAGTCATTTAGAAGCGGTGGAACAACGAGTAGAATTGTTGGTTTAGATGAATCATATGATAGCCAAATGCAAGCATGTTACTCACATTCTTCTTTTGTAGAGATGGTATCAAGTATGTACGGGTGCATAATTGACGTATATATATCTACATACAATACTAAATTTAATGACAAACTGTTAAATGCATATACTCCAAATATTATTGGCCATGACCTATATGATAATAGAATTGGAACAAAGGCTCTCTTAGAAAATGCACTTAACAATATCCACGATACTAGTATATATGATTTTATACTTCTTCTGCGAATAGATATAATTATAAAGCCTAAATTATATACTATTTTTAATCCTGATTGGGATACTATACGTTTTGCGTGTATATCGTGGATTCAGGATGCAAGATGTGGAATTTATCCCCGAGTAAATCCAATACTTGTATTTGTACCAAAGAAATATTACGAATATATTATAGAATATATTGATATTTCATGTCATTCTATATGGAAAAATCTAATATTGAACGCAAACTTGAAAACTGAAGATATGGATGTTATGATAAATACATACAACGATGCAGACAGTGAAAAAGGATTTTAATCCATTATATTATATAGCAAATCGCCCAGAGTGTAAAGTGTGGCATTCGCCGGACCAGTTATTTGATAAATATAAGTTTTAGTAGAATAAATTGATAGTGTAATTCGCTTATATAAGAAAATAACTGCTATTTATTTTTACTCTACGAGTCTTTCCCTATTACCACCCCTATTACTATATCGACTAGTTCTACGTCGCGTACTTCCACGTCTCACCCCCCCCCTCATAACGTGCTCAACCACCCTCGGCCTATCCGCATTGTTGTCGTACACTGTAAATGACTTGAGAAATGGGAGTCCCATGTATATCCCAATACTATCCTGTAATTTTTTATGAATGTCTGCCATAGTCCCAGCGTTAATGTGACGCCCCGTAGCTACCGCCCTCACAGGCTCCCTCTCGAGCGTCTTCGCAAGGTCGGCAACTACTATACATATGTGGATTGAGTACCCCTGGGCCACGAGCTGCTCCATGTCCTTCGTCGTCCAATATGCGTCCTGCCCCGTCCGCTCCAAAAGAATATCTTCCCCTCTCGCCGTCGCAGTCTTTATCAGATCGGAAGTTATTTTATACGCTCTCCCATGGCACTTCGCAGCGGCACCCGCATCCCCTGCAGCGACAAATGCCTTGTACTGAGGGAGCTCGGCCATAATATCATCGGGCGAAATGTCAACAAAGTCGGCCCCCAGTCCTAGCAACTCTAGCCATTCTCTTTTTACACTTGTCTTGCCACTTGCAGGGCTGCCCAGGAGGAACAGGGCTAACTTGCGCCCAGATGGTCTTCTTTGAGGAAGAACCTTCTTTTGTATTCTATCAAAGTCACCTCTTGGTTCACGCCCCATGCATAGATCTACTCGCGAGCTCATCTATTCTCCCCCTATAAAATCAACTCAAATATCCTCCCCACCTCAACCACCCTAATCCATATAAATACAGCTGGCAATTCCATTTTGAAAGCGTAGCCAGTTGAGACGCACTACGTAAACGATCACCTCCCACTCCTGATTAAAATTACCTCCAGGGTGTTGCACGCTAAGAGACAGCTTCACCGTCTGTAGCTTCGACGCATTCGCAGTTCCAGATGGCTGATGCTTTCCAGGATGTCTGGAAAAAGAGTATCCGTATATATATTGCGAGTAAGCAGCAATACCCCCTGGATGCAGTGATGCAATGTGTTGACGGAACCAATTCTCCTCCTTTTGCACAATCTCAGTTCCATTCAAATAGATGGCCGCCCGCTGAAGGAGGGGTCGTTTCTTATTGAACACCGGGTCAAATTCCTCCCCTGTGATAGCAGAGTAGTTGACGTAGTCATTTTTCATTGTAGAGGCCTTTCTCCGAAGAAACCAGATGATTTCTTCCATTGGATGATTTATTTCAAGGGGGAGTTGCACATTAATTATATCGTCACTTCCAGTATTAATACTATATTTAAGGGGCTCTAAGAAAGAAAAGGTCTCTACCCTGCGCGTGAGTATCTCAAATGGAGTACGTAAAATAGAGTCGTGCACACTTCCCTGCGTGTGTGCTCCATAGGTGATGAGTTGGATCTTCTTAAATTGCGGTATAGCTAGAGACGTATTCACCTGCACTGGAACACCTGCAGATAACATGTGTACCTTTTTCCCTAGAGGACTTGTGCCATCCGCCGATACTATACACGCCTCAAAGGGGCGAAGGGTGATGTGTATCCTAGTACTTCCCTGTTTCACTGCAAGTAGGGGGAACCCTTCCTTTAACATAATTCTTTGGAAGAAGAAGGACAGGGGGATACAGAGAGAGCCCGATTCTGTGGGAAAGGGGCTCATGGACCGAGGAGTATAGGGAAATGGGTATCGACCGAGGCCATCGACCGAGATACCATATTGCGTCTGAATATCTCTTCCCAGTAAACCATGTACATTAATGAAATCACCATCGATACTTTCAATTGTCACTCCATTGACCTCCAGTTCGGCTTTTTC